TCCAGTGCTATAACTTTGCCAACCTGCTCCTGCCATTATTTATCTCCTTTTATCTCTTTTATCTTAGCACTAACCATAAGCAAATCGTGTACCAATTCCTAATTGAGCTTGACCCAAAACCCAAGAAGATGTTGATGCTGGGCTAAGTGTAACAGTCCAAGTCCAAGTTTGTGTTGAAGCATTTACTGAATGATTAATTGATTCAATAAATAATTCATCACTAAATGTACTTGCATCTGTATTTGTAATATTTACTTTTATTCTGTCTCCCAAGTCTCTTCCTAAAGCATGTTGCCAAATACTTGTATTTTGTCTTGGGTTTACGACTAAACTATCAATTCTAATTATTGGTATAGCTGTCTCTGATAAGTTTTGTTGGATAATACCAAAAACATCAGTGTCATTGATATTGATAGTTGTCTCAGTAGAGTTTATAGCAGTAAATCTTTGAATACTATCGCTGTCAGCTATGTACTGTGTAGAACCACCACTTCTTGTCCAAGAGTAAGAGTTGATTACTTCATTATCATCAAATGACAATGCAACATCTGTAAAAGGTAAATTAGAACCAGAGTTATCGAATGTTGCTTGAACAGTCGTTGCTTTTGTATTTGTAAATTTATAAGCTCTATTTCTAAATGTTGCTTTACCTTCTCTATCAATAAAAAACTCTCCATTTTCTGCAAGTTCACATTCTCTCAATCCAGTCAAAACATTTGTACTAATAGGTTGTGATATAACTTGTTTTGTTCCAGTATCAATACTTCTTAATGCAGAAGGGAATCCCATACTATTTAAAATCCTTGATACTCTTGCAGAAGATAGTTCTTGACTATCGTTGTAACCTAATCTTGTCGATTGTCCAAGTTCACTAAAACCAGCTCTACCGATTCTCCAACCAACTGATTGAAAACTTTGATTTTGAAATAATCTAAAGGCATCAATCGCTTGAAATGTAACAATAGAATCAGCACCTTCTGCTACAAATACAACTGGTACAGCTTCTAAGAATCCACGAAAAATAGTGTATGTGGAAGAATCATAAGTAGCTTTTACTCTTACTTGTTTTAAAGGTTGTAGTTTTGTTCTTGAGTTTACAGAATCATAATATGGAGATGATGTATTAGCTGGATTAAATCTGTTATCTTGATTTGAAACAGTAAAAGATAATATACCAGCGTTAAAAGAACCAAACTCATTTGACCTTCCCCTTGATATATCAAAGAATCTTACATACGAAGAAATATCTGTAAATGACTGAGATGAAGCAAAAGGTTCAGAATCTAAAGCTATCTCGACTGTTATATCTACATCAGAATCAAATGAAGCTGACATTAGAGTATTTGATAACCATTTCTCAAAGCTCTCTTAGTAATCTCTGCAACTCTTCTAGCTTGTTCATCAGCAGAAGCTCCTTCAATTTTATTCGTTTGATTGATAACCATATTTACTATTGGAGACATTGACACATTACCAGCTTTAGTTCCAGAAGTCATTGACCCAGCAAATGGGCTTACTGTACTTGGAGTTATAGCACCATCAGTACCAGTAACAACTGAACCAGCGTTACCAGTATTTGATGCTCCAACAGATGTACCACCACCTTGTAAAGTTTCAAGATTTTTAATTGAATTAATCATATCATTAACTTTTGATATTGTTGTATCTGATGATTCTGCAATTTGGTCAAATGCTAAGAATAAATTATCAAACGCATTGACTTCTGAGATTGCTTCAAGAAGATTATTATGTGCTTCTGTAATCTTGATAATGTTTGCTGGTGTTTTTGCAGTTGCTTCGTTATATTCTTCAGTTGCTTCTTTAAGTCGTTCTCTCTCTCTAATTAAATCTTCTTCGGCTCTTTTTACATCTTCTTCAGCACGAAGTAACTCTTGTTGTGCAGAAATAGATTCTCTTGATACTTGTTCTGATTCTTGTTGTAATTCTATAAGTCTCTCTTGTGCTACTGCTAATTCAAGTTTTTGTATTTCGGATTTATCTTCAATGTCAGTAAGCTCTTGTACTTTTTGTTTTTGTCTCTCAATAGCTAACGCTTCTTTGTTTGATATTTCTGTGCCATCTTCAGCTAATCTGTTTGCTTCTTCTTGAGCTAGTTTCTGTTGTTCTCTAGCTTTTTCAAGTTTCTTCTCTGCATCTGCAACATCAGTAACTCTCTCTTCTCTTATCTTAAGAAGTCTCTCATTTTCTTTGAATATATCATTGTATGCTTCTTCTGCATTAATCATTTTCATCAAAGCATTTAATTGATTGTTTTTAAGTTCATTTGTTAAATCTTCTGAATTATCAACAAAATCTTCTACTTCTTTATTGACTTCATTTAGAATATCTCTATTCATTGCAAGTTCTACTTCCAATCTATGTAGGTTTCTTGCTTGGTCAATTTGTTGAATATTTGCTTCTCTCATACTGTCAGCGTATTCTTTGTAGACTTGTATTCTCATTTTATTGTTGAGATTTTCTTGAGCTTCAGCTAATGCATCTACTGCACTCGGTACTGGTAAAGCTCTCATATTAAGAATTTCAAAAATTCTTATTACAACATCTAAACCTTTTGCAAA